ACCATGATTTTTATGTTTTTGATTAAACATTTTGTTAAATTATAACTCACTGATACTTAATTAGTAAGACTTTCTCCAACCCACCTATATACTTATATGTTTTTTTAAAAAAACCTTTTAAAACGCCTTAAAATAACCTTAAATAAAAGATGGTGTTTTTGAATAAAATCAAATTCATGATTAGAATTTCATTTACTTAGATTAAATCTAAATACAAATTATGCCCCTGAACTTGTATTTTCAGTAACAAATTTTCCAGTAATTTTGAAAGTAACATCATTTTCGATCACTGCCCCCATGTCAATTGCAAACCCTAATTTGGTACATAACGCTTCAAATTCTACGGTCGTTGTTGCAGTATCAGGAAAAACAATTTTGTAATTTCCGGGAGTGTCTGATTCAAAATCTGTATCAATCAAGTCGTAATTTGTACGGTCAAAATGCATCTTAACTGTAAAATCACCTGACTCTTTCATTCCACCAAGAAACTCCTTGTAGTTGTCATCCGAATCAAAAGTAGTAACCTCAATAGCGTCCCGTGACTTTTCTGGTCCACCCATTTCTGAGATTACGTTTGCTATTTGAATCCATGCTGAACTATTCGTCCATCTCCAGAACGTTGTTCCGATACCTTTTGTGGCTTTTGCTTTGCCCATAATTTAACTCCTTTCTATTTGAAAATTCATAATTAAAATAACTCTATTATTGTCGTCCCACTCCAGAACAAATGGTCCGTTCTGGTGAAAGATTGATAAATACTTTGTACTATTTATCGTTGTGTTTGATATTGGGGAAAGAACATCTTTTATTGAATCTGCTAACGTCCAACCTGTTTGATAGGATTTATTTCTGATACGAATTTGAATTGAATTCTCGTAAATTATTGAATCCCCTTCCATATCTGGTTTGTCTGCCCCTGCTGAGGTATCATAAATTGTTATCGTATTATCAGGTGTTGATGGTTCCCGAGCGATGAATAAGTTTGTGGCAAATACCAATCCTAAACCGGAATTTGCTTCCAACCAATCTTTTATATCTATACTTGGTGCGTTCATCTTACTTTATTTTTACGTTATCTCTGATTGCATTTAAAATCAACCCTTTATTATTGTTTACAGCTTCTTCTAAAAACTTTGGGCCAGCTCCCGGACGTTGAAATTTAGCTTCCATATTCTCATGTACCCAAATAGCATAATTAGCTGAAAAACCTAAAATCAATGTAGGAAATCTTCTTGCTTCTACATCTGACTTGAATTGTGTTATTGCTGAAGCATATTCTGCTGATAATGTCCCGGCATCTTTTCCTTGAAATCTTCCTTTATTATCTGTTGGAAATCCAGTAACAACCCTAAAGAAAGAACCTCTTAAATTACTAGTGTCAACAGGTGTTTTTGGAGATTCTTTTTCCGTAGCCCGTTGAATTATAATACTAGCAGTAATTAATCCAGCAGGAGTCTGGTTAGCAATTTTCTGAATCTCTTTATTAAGATTCTGCATAACCTTGTCTAAACCTTTTAATGATGGATTATCAGCCATTATTATTTATACTTAGATAATGAATAAGTTTTAACGGCAAACGTAGTTTTCTTTGGCATTGCTACTTTCTCAACTTTCAGGATAGAATAAATATTTCCCTCAAAGTTTTTTGGATCAATCAAACCATCTGAACTTGTTACAGATTCATCCCAAAGATCATCCAGAGTGCCAAGAAACAACATCCCTTCTCGGTCCAAATCTTCTGGACTTAATACGGTTGCATCACAATTAATTTCTATCCCTTGTTGATTTAAAACAGCACGTTGTGTGAAATCCCATCTAACCATTATCTCAACAGGATAATTAAATGTCATTCCACCAAATCCATCTGGATGAGGATTGCCCCAATAAACAGCGGTTTGAACGCAAACTTTTCTTATGAATGATTCTATTCCCATATCTAATTAATAAGTTGTAGGAACAGCGTAAATACTTGCTGATTTCCCTGTTAATCCTGCCAATGTTCCTGTTGAATCTAATGCTACAGCTGTCTGTCCGTAAGAAGTAGAACTAAAACCCTCACCCCAATCACCTGTATATTCAATCGAGGCACCACCAGCCCCCTCTTTCTTTGCTGTTCGTTCCCGGGTTATAGCTACCAAATGAGCTGCTAACCAGCGTTCAATCTCTTTCAACATAGCAGTTGATAATCCAGACGTAGCAAGATTGTCTGTCACTATTGTGTTTGCCCCAATTATGTAGCTGTCAATAATAGCATCTGCAAGGGTCACCCCGTCCATAATTGCTTTAACTTCTGTTGCTGTTACTCTATTTGCCATATCCGTTTTACTCCTTTCTATTATTTCTTGCTTTCCATAACATTGGGTCAATTTCTTTTCTTAACATTTCTTCATCGAAAGGCAAACCAACCCAATCCAATATTTCTTTCACACTTTCATAATTACCATCCACCAAATCTTCTGGCCAGATAACCTTTATATCCAATCCGGCTGCAACCATTTCCTGAAACATTAACTCATGTTGCCGAACCCACCATAACCACGCTTCCCGTTCCCCAGTTACACCTATTTCCTGTTGTCTTTCCTTACTTGAAAATCCACACATATAAGTGGTTCTCAAACAAGAATAAACTATGTCAGATGGTTTCCTACGAACGATAATCCAACGTGCATTTGGATAGGCTTGATTCCAAATTTTCCACAACTGGCAAAGGTTTGATGATTTATACATCCATGGTTCTTTTTCAACATACTTTTCATCTTTTAATATGTCATTTATTCCATTTTGAATCTGTAAAATATGTGAGTTTTGTAATGATGGCAAAATATGCCTATCTGGTAGTGGGTATTGCCCTAATGGATCAGCATTAATTGCTTTATAATGATAATAAAATACATTTTTAATCTGCTCATTCTCTAACATAGAATTTGTAACACCTGTAAATGCTCCAGAAAGTTTTAAAATCTTGGCTATAATAGTTCTACCTGAACGCTCTGCCCCGGTTACAAAAATTGGTGTATCGGTATAATTACAATTCATCATTCATATATTTATGAACCCACTCAACTGTTTCAGCAGCTTTTGGGATTCGGGGTTGCCCGTGGAAACAGATCACTGATTTCTCTGCTGGTAATTCTTTCAACCAACCTTTTCCGGCTATCGGCTTAAATGAACCTATTTTAAGGGTGAAATTTTGAAAGAACTCATCAGCAGCGATAATAGACCCTATAAATTGCATATCGCCTTTAAAACGGCTTATATTGGCCTTAGGATTAACAATCCAATTTTCCCAAACCTTTTTTACCTTCTCTGAATCTTTAGGTATCCACATAACTCCAGATGCTAAAACGCCTTTCCGGTAGAAATCTTCTAGGGTTATCAGTTTAGTTTGGTCAATCTCTACAACTAAAGAATCTATTGAACCTACAACAGCAGTATCAAGGTCCATAAACAGGAATGGACGAAGATTTTCCAATTCAGGTGAGAATAGGTTTAGTTTTGACCACCACCCATCCCAGGCAGTAGGTAAAGGTATTAATGTAAGATCAATCAATTCATAACTTTGTATGATAGCATCCGTAAAACAGTAGACATGAACATCTGACCGTTTAGCTAGGTTTGTAGCCAATAGGACTACGTCAGATATTCTAAAGTCGCCCCCTTTTTTATATATCAATACCACGTTTGTCATGATTCTTTCATTGTTAAGGTTTCAAAAATTGCTTTATTCCTTTTGATAAGCTCCCTGTATTTTGGATTTGCGAAATGATCTATCTTTTCATGCCATTGGTGTTTTACGAAAGGATATTCAACACATTCAACAGATAATCCCAAACGTTTTACCCGATGTAAGAATTCATTATCATCGTAAGCCAATCCATCTGAGAACCTTTCATCAAATCCACCCAATATATCCAAGTTCTTTTTTGTAATAGCTGAACAGAAATGTAGATTTGTCGAGTTAATTATAGGATGGTTATACCATTGTTTGAATTGTCCTTTCTGATTATAAGCCTGACAAGCAAAGGATAAGTAATTATGATCTGTCAAATTGTTTTCCACAAATTCAATAATGTTTCCAATATGTTCACATTCTGGGTTCTGGATTATCACTTTATCACCTGTTACTTTATTAAACCCAATATTATAAGGTATACAAGGATTCACCCAGCATTTATCTTTAGGTTCAATTCGAATAAGTTTTACCCAGCTTAAACAGCTTATAATATCTTCTAAGCGTTCTGATTCTTTCGAGGCATCATCAACGATTATCAATTCAATATCTTTTTGTATTGAATATTTCAGGATTGAACCAAACGTTTGTTCGAATTGTTTCCTACGATTATGATATGCCATTACAATTGAAATCATACTAACCACTCTTTTATCATTTCTTTTAATTCTTCCTTACTGGAAACGTTATCATAAGATGCTAAACCATTAATGTCTAGTTTCTCATATAACTTTTCACCTGTCCTAATTCCTGTATAAACTATTTCACCCCCAAAACGTTCCTGTACCAATTCTGCCAAATCCTGAATTTTAAAACACTTCATTGATAGGATTTGAATACCTTGTAAATTCACAGAAGTAGAGAGGAAACGAACAGCATCATCCAAACGAACCATAAACCTTGTCATTTCCGGGTGTGTGACAGTTATTTTTCCAGTTTCTTTAGCCTGACCAATCATTTTAGGAAGGATTGAACCATTCGTCCCTATCACATTTCCTGCCCGAACAATTACGAAATCAGTTGCAGATGGTTTCTGTGCTGCTGATTGAACCAGTTTCTCTGCTATTGCTTTTGTCATTCCATAAGAGTTTATCGGTTCAACAGCTTTATCCGTAGAAAGGTAAACGAAAAATGAAACCTCATTCTGAATAGCGCATTCAATTGAATTCTGCAATCCATTTATATTTGTCTTAATTGCTTCAATAGGGTTGTATTCACAAATTGGAACGTGCTTCAATGCTGCCAGATGTAATACAATATCAACACCAGCCATCACTTCATTTAATCTTTCTTTATCCCGAACATCTCCAATCTCAAACCGCAATCTTTTATCTTGAAACTTTTCAGACATTTCAAACTGGGTTCTTTCTGCCCGTGAGTAAATAACGATTTCAGCTGGTTGATCTTCTGTGAGCAGCAATCGGGTTAAAGCTTGTCCCCAAGAACCTGTTCCACCAATTATCAGTATTCGTGTGTTATTAATATTCATCGTGGCCCATCCTTTCTGGTTTGTGGTTTTGCCCCATTAATAATCTTACTACCGTATCCGATACGTTTAATTTATCGTAATCTTCCAAACCTTCCCAGGGTTTTACTTTCTCATTTCCCATTTCCTTTTTCAGGAAGAAATTGTAAGCATTTAGGATTGATTCTGTTTCTGTTCCTGCAAGAATCAGGGTTCCATTTTCCATTAATTCTTGTCTTTCAGTAGTATTTCTAAGTACTACTGTATTCGTTCCAAATAGGCTTGTTTCTTCTGGAACTGTTCCTGAATCGGTGAATACTATTGTTGCTAATTTTTCCAGCTTTACAAAATCAAATAATCCGATAGGTTCAATGCAAGTTATTCCAGATAAATCAACACCCTGTTTCTCGAATTGATCTTTAGAACGTGGATGGAGTGGATAAATAACAGGCATTTTCTTTGCTACTTCTTTCATTGCAGCAATTACCTTTTTCACCCGTTTAGGATTATCTACATTTTCTGTTCTGTGGAAAGTGAGCAAAGTAAATGGGGTGGCTATTACTCCTATTCTTTGTGTTATATCACTTGCATTAATCTTATCCATAAAATAGTAAAGAACTTCTGCAATAGGGTTCCCGATTTTAAATACAAAATTCTTGTGAAACCTTTCATTAATCAGGTTCTGTTTCGAGTTTTCCGTATAAGGTAGATTAAACATTGAACAGGAATCAATTACCCGACGGTTTGTTTCTTCTGGTACGTCTCCATCATAACAGCGGTTACCAGCTTCCATGTGATAAACTGGAATTCCTTTTTTTGCTGCAAGTATAGTAAGCAACCCGGAATTAGTATCACCTAAAACTAAAACTTTATCTGGTTTTTCTTTTGTTAGGATTTCTCCAAATTCAATAAAACTAAATCCTAAAAAATTATCAACCCCACAATGTTGTTCTAAAGTGTAATCTGGTTTACGTATACCAAGTTCATCAAAAAACAAAGTAGATAAATTTGGGTCATAATTCTGATTCGTGTAAACCAACACGTGATCACATACCTGATCTAATTTCTGGATGATCAGACATAACCGAATCAACTCCGGTCTCGTTCCTGCAATTGTTAATACTTTCATAATACTTTTCGTTTGATTAACGTTATTATACTTGACATTGAACACTTTTTATTTACTATTTTATCTGTCACAAATTTCTTGCTTAATGCGTGCCCATTAAACCAATGAATTCCTAAACAATCATCTGCAATAGGCGTTAGATCATGTCCCATATACAGTTTAGGCATCTCAAATATTGAATATGGAAAGAAAGTTTTGTACTGAAATGCGACTGCATCCATGAACTGATTTGATGTGTCCTGAAACGTGGGCCAAAGTCTATCCCAAAGGTTTGTCCCGAATACTTGGTGTTCCAACAAATTACGATCTTTATTTATATCCAGAATTTCCTGACATTTTCCAAGCAAGAAACTGAACAACTCATGTTTTGGTTGTGCAATTATCACTGAGATATTGTTATGCCCAGTGATAAACTTGTATCTACAAATTGAAACCCCCATTTTCAATACTGAAACCTTTCCTAAAGTTGGAAATAGATATAATTGCCCGATAGGCTTAATCCACAGTACATCAAAATCACTCCACACACCACCAAACTCATAAAGGATATGGTAACGGAATAAATCTGACTGCAATATGTTGTGTATCATTGGGTCAATCCCATAATCTGTAACATCAATTGGAATTATTTGCACGTAAGGCAATTCCAGCACGTTATTCCAATAATCTACTCCAGTATAATCAGGAACATAACGATTATCTGGCACTACATAAGGTTGAATTGGAACATACACCCTGATTTCCCAATCTGGATTTTGTTTATGGAATGTGACTACCGTTTGAACCTGCAACCAACTCATTGGGGATTTGTCCCAGTATAGATGACAGATTTTAGGCAGTGGATTTGCTTCAATTCTTTTACGCTCAGTATTATTTATATCACCCCAGGTTTTTCCTTCGTTCCTTTTTACAATTCCACGCCTGTCATTATACAGTTTACGGTTATACACCCACGCTAGATTATCATATTGATAACCTTCTGGGCAACGTTTCCCATGATAAACGTGGATGATCTGGGCTAAAGTTTCAACATGCTTACAACCGTTAGAGATTAACCGATCAATAAAATCGTTATCCTCACCAGCGTACCCGATAAAATCTTCATCATACCCCCTGATCTTTTCAACCTCTGATTTCCAAACACCAAGTAGGAATGACATTTTTGCATCGTTATTCCTTTGGGTATAGGTTTTCAGGTCAACAATATCGTTCTGGTATTCAATCGTAAATGTGTCTTTACAATCAAAATATAGTTTACTAGGGATTGTTAATGCTTTTTTATCATTCAATAAAGGTTCAACCAGGAAATCAATAGCATGATTCAAGTGAACAATTTCAGGGCAGGTAAGAATGAGAATATCCCCAGTTGCTTTTCTTATCCCGATATTATTTGGAATAGCTGGGCAACGTTGAATCAATCCATCTGAATTCCCAGCTCCTGAAAAGTAGTATTTAATATTCAAAACCTTTGAAAACTTCTTACAAATTTCTTTCGTGCCATCAGAATCTAAACCATCGTTTACTACAACGATTTCTAAGGGGTATTTTGGGGCGTTCTTTACAATACTAAGTAAAGATACCTCTAATAACTTAGCCCGGTTAAAACAGGCTAAAACAAGGCTGATTTGAGGTGTTAAATTTGCTTCCATACTTTGTGATTACAAATACAGTATTTACAAATCTCTTTATCGTATTTTTTATTGCTGAATTTAGCAACAAAATCATCCGTGAAATCACATACCATATCCCCCTTCAACGGGATTTGATATTCAAATAGTTTAGCGTAACAGCAGTAATAAACTTTACCTGCTATATAATGTACCTGATTCTGTTTTACACCAATAAAACTTTTTTCATTGCAACATTCAGTTGGTATCGTATCTTTTAAAGGTTCAGTTGGGATTACTTTGTGTTCACCCCCATTGTATATAATTGTATGCCCGAGAGCATCAAATTCAGCTTTACGTTTCATACCACATTGGGTATATGATACAGCGTAATAGTTCAGGAATGGTTTAACTTCTATAATCTTTTCAATATTTGTCCCGTTAGTGATTAAAGTAAGGTTATCAGCAATCTTACTAATGTATAATTCTTTTAAGGCTTGTTTTAAGTTAGGCCAGCTTGTCGGTTCACCCCCTGTTAACGTGATAGTGTCATAATGAATGCCTCGTTTCTTTGATGAACTGGTAATCCCTCGGAGTTCTTCCATCGTCATTTCATACCCGGGATAACAAGACATAGTATGCTTAACCATGCAAAGTGGACAATCCAAATTGCAGTTACTCGTTACCCATATTAATAGATTTAGTTGCATACTTCCCAGATATTAACTTTTGGAAAACACTGTATAGCACTATTAGGTGAACAGTTTATAATTTCAATACCAGTTCCTTTTATGTCCTCAGCCATTACTGGGAACCCTTTTAAATGTTGGTGCATTGACCCTTTTACGGAACTCAACGGTGAGGCATATTCTTTATGCCAGTGCTGATTGTTATTAGCATCCAGATTCATATCAAAACCCAATAAGATTATTCGTTTTGCCCCGAATTGAACAGCTAAATTAATTGCTGCGCCACCTGAATTAAAATTCCAGCTTATTACTCCTGGGGGATTGAATGTAATACCTTGTTTTTTCCGTGGGTTCATTTGTAGGAATTTTACCCTATCATCCCGTATTAGTTCTTCACTACGTAATGTTACCCGCAACCCCTGAAAAGCTAAAAGTTCTGCGTGTTTACGTTTCCAGAAACCATGATCACCAAAGAAAACACAATCAACCCAATCACCCAGCTGAAAAGACATATTAACAGCGATGATATGATGATTATGAATAAGGGATAAATATGGAGAGTATACCGAAGCGTTCTCCTGCCCTGTATAAACCTTCTCAACTACTTCTTTTGGAATATTAAACTGATCAATCAACGAAGTTCCACCTCCAATGACTATACAGGTTCCATCCTTCCATATTTCGGGTACTCTCCACATACTTTCCCTTAATTATTTAGTGCAACAGCGAGTTTATTTGCATCTGCTTCTGATAACGGAATCTCATTTATTGGTTTCCCTGATATTGAGTTCACAACATTCCAGATAATAACAGATTTCTTATCAACAGTTACTTTTTTTGATTCTGCTTTCCAGGTTGTTTCCTTTGGTGCTGGTGTTAATCGTTTCCCTACTTGTTCTGCCATTAACTCAGCGTCAAGACATTGTAACGTGGGTAGAAAGCGAGGTGAAATGTCATCCAGGAATGCTTCAAAGATTTGCCCTGGCTTTACAATAGGATAACCAGGAACTCTACGAAGTGAACCACCTCCAAGTTTCTTCCAACGTAATTTCTTTCTTGGTTCAGGTTCACTTTTTTTCTTAACCTCCATTTCTGGTTCAGGAATTGAATCCTGAATTTCTTCAATGCTAGTTTCATCAATTTCTTCTTTGGAAACACCTACCATTTTATCGGAAATTTCAATAAGTGTTTTCCCTTTTTCTTCAACTTCTTTTTTTGCTCGTGCCATGATTAAACAATTTTTAAGATTAATAGAAATAAAATGACATGATTAGTCAATTTATTCTGTATTATGCCAAATGAGCAATACCAGTTTTTCCAGCAGGGTCACTTCTGATCTGTGGAACCTGGATTGTCATCACTTTGAATTTGGTAATCATATTACCTTCAACACCCCACTGAACATTCTGAATACCCATACCCTGAACTAAGCGAACTACATCAGAGGTCATCTGCACCAAAAGAACGTTATCAGTTGGTAAAGTATCAATGGTTTTAATACCCTTGATAGAAGGTAACTGCAATATTCGCTCACGAATGGTGTTGGTTCCTTTCGCGGTTGAATAATCGTTATCCAGAACAGCTTCATAAGCAGTGGGAATATAAAGCATGTATGGTCCAAAATGTTTAACATCAACTAAAGAGGCTTTCATTTCCTGAACATCTGCAAGAATTTGAGCACCTGTTTTTCCTGAAGCATCCCAATGAGCATCTAGGGTAATATCTTCCTTATCATCGTAGTTGATATACGATTGGATTTTACCATTACCATAACTATAATCAGTTGTTGAACTGAATAACATTTCTTCCAATTTCAGGTCAATAGCACGACGAGCCATAGCAGCGTCTGAGGTATCCAATGGATTGTCGAGCTTCCGGCTTGCAGCAAGTGCACGTGCATTGATCTCATAATCCACATGGATTATAGGGATTGGGAGATAATGGGTATTGTAAACCGGGCGATTATTCGGACCACGGGTAGTACCATCCATGCTTACAATAGCTTCCATTTGCCCTTTTTGATCATGCCATTCGAGAACGGTTGTTCCCATAGCATTCCCGAGGTTGTACACCAAACCGTTTGTCCTCAAATCTTCAATACCACCTAAGCGTGAAAGTGCTTCCGGGATGATAGCCTGATCCAATTGCTTCCATTCGTTTGGACGGAGTACAGAATCATTGACACTGAGTGAACTATTGACCTGAATTTCGTGATAATTAGTTGCAACATCTGGATCACCTACTCCTTTATAAACAGTCATAAACTGTCCTAAAGGAGTTCTTCCATCTGGGCTGAATTTAGCATACGGACGCATACGTCCTGGGTCGAGTTTACCGTTGTTGATCTGAAATCCTGTCAATCCCTGATCACTGTCAAAATTAATATTTGCTTCCATAGTATATATCTTTTTTATGGTTTATACAATTCTGACTAAAATCCTACGACCAGCGGTTGGCCAAGTATCAGAGGAACTTTCAAGATCAACAGCTTCCAAAGCGATAGCAACGATCTGTGATTGTTGGATATTGTCCGATTCCTGAGAATCAGCAACGTCAGCAACCCATTTCTGTAGGAAACCATTCCCACCAGATTCCAGTTTATCACCAATGACAACTTTTTCAGCATCATCCAACAGAGCATATGCCTGATCACCACGTCCGGGAATCCAGCATTGTACTGGAGCATCGGCAGCATAAGCAGTATCAACTCCGTTACCTTGTAGTTCATCTTCCAGAGCAAACATCGGTAATACTGGGCCACCAGCAGAACTATGAGCCTGCACTGTCCCAGCAGCAATTAACTCAATTAACATACCAGGGATAATTGCAGCAGCAGCTACATATTCCTCAAATACGTTTGAGTAGTTTTTAATTTTAATAGTGTTTCTTGCCATATCTTTTTTCGTTTTTAAGGTTATTTCACACCAATTGGCAATACAAGATCTGCGGTGTTCACCTGTACAGCAGGTTTGTTACCAAGACCTGAATAGTTGACAGGGGCAGGATACGAACGACTTAATTTCTCAAGTTCTGCTGTATTCTTTCCTTTTAATTCATCTTCATTCCAAGTACCCTGTACCGAATTGGTAAGGATGGATTGAACAAGGTTTGTGCGTCTTTCTTCATTTAAGACTAAACCAGTACGCAACGAATCCCGAATTTCTTCTGGGGCTGCTTGTAGAAACTCATCAACAGTTTTATAAACTGCTGGCACCTGAACCTCTTTATTGACAATTACTGCTTCTGGTTCGATTGGTGTCATCTTATCAATAACGGTTTCATCCAATCCCATTAGCATTTCTTTGTCCTCTAAAGTGTAGGTGGTTAATTTGTTTGCAATGAGTGCTTCAACTTTTGACTCCTTGCAAATCGTACCTTTTGGGCACGGTACTTTTTCTGCCATTTCCTGACCTCCTTCTTTATTTGTTTGAACAACTTTATATTTCAATTCCTTTACGACTTCCACTGGAGCGTCTGTAAATTCAATTTGATCGTTTGTTATAGTGTAATTCTGTTGATAGAATTTATGAATTAATTCTTTACCAACCTGTGTACGTTCCCGGTATATTAGATATTTGTCGTAGATTGATTCAGGCCAACATTCTTTCAATTCGTTTCCTTGTGAATCTTCTACTTTCATCGCATGGAGTTTGTTCCATACTAAATTCTGAATATCTGAGTAACTCAATTGATTTACTTGCAAACTTCTAAAGTCTACCAGCAAACTGTTCTGCATTGTTATGTCTTCATTCGTCATACCCTCCTTATTATTAGTTTGTAATTTATTTACTCTAATTCCACAACCATCCGTAACTGAACAAGCACCCTGATCTGTAGGTAGGATTGCCAGATGGTCTGGTTTATGATTTGTTGCCCGTGCTGTATAGGTTTCCCCGTTCCATTCCCCTTCTTCTTTTACCTCATCTGTAAAAACTCCAATAGAAACTTCCAGAACCTTATTTGCCTTTAGTGCTGCTATTGTGGTTGGGGAATGAACAGATGTTTTATCAACATTTACCCGAATCTTTGCTTTCAGTTTCTTGCCTTCCATCTTTGGTTCACAAACGTACCCAACAACTTTTTCCTGAACTGAATTTGCAGAGATATAATTGCCTGTTTCATCCTGAGGGTGATTAATTACAACCGGAATACCTTCCCAGAATGAAGCTGATTTGCTTAGTTCAGTTGCTGGGTGAAATAGTGGACCATGTGACCCACGATGTACACCCTCTACCATCATCACTACCGGAGCAATAAGATAGTTTACACCATCTATTGTTTCTTCCAGTATCTGGTAGGTTTCTATTTCTTTATTTGAGTAGGTTTCCATATCGTTTACCATTTTGATTTCTCTTTTCTCCATAAATAATCTAAGGCAGCTTCTTTGTCTTTGAAAACAACACCATCTTCTGGTATATATTCCAATTTACTTATCTTTTTAGGGATTACATCTTTATACTTACTTCCCATGTATACCTTATACTTTTCAGCATTTTCTAAAGAATTGAATTTTCCCAAATCTCCCAAATCGTAATAAACTTCATCAATTACTTTTATATCTTTTTCAACAGAAGCTTTAAAAAGTTTTTCCATTTCTGTTTTACTTGAAAAATCTAAATCTTTTCTAACTTGTAATTTTTCAACAAACGCTTTATGACTTCTAACATCAATTCCAGTAAACATTTCTTTTGAAGGTTTAGCATGATCAGCAATTCTATATCTTTGTTTACCAATAGTCCAATAATCACTCCCCCAAATATGTGATAGATTTCTTTGATAGGGTATTTGTGCTTCTTTTAGAATTGATTCCACAGTGCCTGCAATTTGATTTTCTGGTAAATCTGCCACGCCCTTCCAAACATTATTTACACTTTCCTGAACCTTCTCAATAGTCTTAACACCCTTCTCAGGCATTGTCGGAAGTGCCATACATCTACAATTCGGGTGTGCTGGTATCATTCCTTCAATCTCATTCAAGGAATAAACCCCATTATCACCACCTTTTTCAAGTTTCAAACATTCAGGGCAAACATTAAACCCAGCAGTAACCCATTCAGCCTTAACAACCACCCCCTCAACAGCCCAGTTCTTGTATTCCTGAACCATAGCGGAATGGTGAGCCCTTATTATTTCGGTACGTGTTAAAGTCATTGCCCTACGTCGTGATACCCCGGTAGCATCTACTATTTTACCAGCTAAACTTCGTGGGCCATCCCCATCAACCATTCCCTGTGATAGGATGCGACTGATAGCGGAATCCATTTGTGCTGTAATTCCTATTAAGTCCTCAAATGTACGTGCATATAGCATTCCAACCCTATCCATGTGGAACGGAGTAGACATACTTGCTGAAATACCACCTGTTTCCTCTATTCCAGGGGTTCCCATTCCAGCAGCTCCCATCTCATATCTTGCCCGGGTCACTCCACGTTTATAGGAATCCTGAATGTATTGATCTGTCCAAGCCTTCTCAATAGGAGTTCCAGAAGTGTTTATAGTAGTTGTATTAAGCAACCCTTTTCTTTCCTGCTCCTTTAACCACTTCATAAACTGAGAAACTTTGTCCTGAGAAGTAGAAAATTTGAATGCTTCTTTTCCCGGAGTATCAGCATTTACATTAATAATCTTTACTAACGTGTGTTTTGGTTCAATCAATCCAAATACGTCATCCTCAATAATAGCCTGTTTGATCAAACGACCTAAAGAAACAAAACGCCTATCCATGTTCTTCATAAACTGAGAACGTAGAACAGTTGTTCGGGTAGGGTCATAATTCTGAGTAGCCTTATTGACTACTATTAGGGATTTATAATCCACCCGTTCTTGTTTCTTTTTATATGTCTTTACTGCTATCATCCGTTTAAATCTTCATATAAATCTGACAATTTAGAAATTGCTATAATTGCTTCAATATTTAAATCATCTATTATCATACTTGTGAACCTGAATCAGGTGGTATTGGGTTAGTGTTATCTATCATTGGTGTATATCCAGACAAATCTTCTACAGTACTTTCATATAATTGATAAACATGATTTTCTGGCATTTTTAATTCTTTCGAATAAGAAATGGTTTCTATCATTACGGGTTTTCCAACCTCTATAATAATAGTAACCTTTGCTAATCTTGGCGTTTCAATCCCTAAAGAACGAATAAACTCCAATACACTTTCATCGTTTGATCTAACTATATTCATACTCTTTAATTTTAACCCTATTTTAAGGCGTTTTAAGCCCTTATTTTATTTCTTAGGTGTAGGTATTACTTCACCCGTTTCAATTAATTCTACAGGCTGATTTTGTACAGGATTCACCGGTAAAGGATTTCCATTCTCATCTAAACCTTGTTTTAGGTATTCATCCCGTATTTTTTCTTCTTCATCCAGTTCTTTCTGTTCCTCGATCTTGTATTGATCAATCATTTCCATTACCAACGTAATCTGATCTTGTGTCATACCTAAACAGAATTCGTAAAATGCTTCTGGTGGCATGACTGATTCAGCTCCTACATAATTCTTAATAGCTTCCGAACGAACTTTACCTACATCAACTTTATCTTTTTCGGATTGGGTAAATAGTTCCTCCCATTGTACTGTGTATTTTTTAGGGTTCGTTTTATTCCCTGATTCTGGGAGTACTCCAACCTGTATTAAACGATCAACTAAAGGACGCACTATATAAGGTTCTGCAAACTCTTTTCTCCTACTTGTACAATAGGCATTCCATTCATCAGCGTCCTGCCCTGAACTTAATTCACCTCGTTCACTACCAACTAATATTCTAACCGGGATATTTGTAACAGCACTGATCATCATTAACTGTATATCAACATGCGTCTTTGGATCAGTCACCTGTGTAGTTAATTCCTTTAGGTCTATTCCTTTTGTCTGTAGGATTCTCCGTAGGTTATGTTCAAACTCATCAAACTGATCTTCCAGAGCAGCTTTCTCAGGAGCACCCATTGTGAATCCCTCTTTTACATCTGCCTGCATTCCTGGTCTTGCTCCTTTCCAAAACATTTCAGCACTACCACCTACAATCTTTTCCAAGTCCTTTAAGTTATTGAACACTACTTCCAAGCGAGAACAAGATGCAATTTCAGATTCCAAAGGTTCATCCACCACGTGAATAATACGGCTTTCATGTACCTGTATAGTCTGTTGTGCTGTTCCATCTGCATTACCTATATTAATCTGATAGATTAATGGAAGCCCGTAACGTGGATTTGTTGGATTTGTTTCGTATGTGTTTATAGTAGCATCATTCTGTGAGAAAGGTTTTACGTATAGTAATTTATTTGTCTTACTTGGTACAATAGGTTTAATCAAATCAGCAGTTTCTTTCACATCTGAGAAACCTAATAGTAAAACCCCGTATTGTCCTAACCCGGTTAATTTATCTAACCGTATTAATTTACTCTTTATCTTTAATTCGTTTTCAAGTTCTACCCAAGCTGTTTCCAGTGGTGTTTCCTTATTATCATCCGATTCAATGATTAGCACATCACCTTTCCAAGTGCGTTGAATAGGACGGTTAATAATAGCCTTAGCGATACCATGACGAAAATACTGGGCCAAGAAATCCCGGAACTGTAAAGTAGTAGGATAACCGAGAACATCATATAGGTTTCTCATCCCGTTGAATGAAACACCTAATGTATTTGCTAAACCAAACCTTGTGGATAAATTACCCGTTAAAGGGGTTGATTCGTTTACTTGTATCTCTTTATTTGGTTTTGTTCTCATGCTCTTATTTTTTTAATGACTCGTGCCCGTAATTCGTCATTCGTTATTTTGTTCTGGTGTGCTTCCAACACTTCTGTAATTATTTTATGATCCCAATTATAAATTAGTAAACCATACCCTAATTCCATTAACTGTTTCTTAAACCATTTAGGAGTACGACAGAAATCTGGAATGTATGCAAATGAATAATTACAGTATGTAGCGTGATCTTTTAGTTGTTTCAGCATACAATCAAAATCATTACATTTAGCTTCTACATTAATCAAACCTTTTCCCGGTTTTAACACTACAAAATCGGCAATCCTATGAACTTCTGGTACCCGCAATTCATCTTTAAAAGATAAACCTTTTTTATTAAGCCAGAGTTTAAATACCTCTTGCATCTTATATTCGCATGATCTTCCATTTGTAGCTATTCCAAGTCTCATTGGTCACCTCCTACCATAAATTTCTACCTGTTTACTTCCAGTCAATTTGCTGTATGCCCCAGAACTTGCATCAACCTGATCTTTATACATCGAAAATGGGAAAAAACGGAACTCTTCCAGATATTCCTTATTCCATTCTCCTTTTAATAATGATACCTGCCCTGAATTAACCGAAACAGAGAACGGGTCGGCTCGGTAAACTTTGTCTCCATGTGGTAGATAGGCATACGCAGCAAATCCAGTTAGATTTTTAGTTGTAGCCTCAGCTGATTGTTTACCACCCGACCCCGGTTCCTGTTCGTAATATATTTTTACATTAACCCCATCTGTTTTTGCAGTAGATAGGATTATATCTTCTCTTTCTTCTGATGCCCACCTACCTCGTTTTACATCCATAACAACAAAACGATTATTAGTTAATCGTGCCATCTTAGTTCCTACCGTGTAACAGGCTTTCCCTTTCCCATCTGCTTGTTCCTTTGTTCCTGCTTTATCCCAATACCTGACTATCTCAATAACGTTTGTTTCAGTAGGCATTTGTTCAACTAAATTGAAATGGTCCACTTTGAACATGCCACCAGAAGCAGGTGTTGGGGTTTGTAATACTTGTCCAGCATAACCGTATTGACCCAATTTTGCTTTCATCTCTTCCAGAATAGGAACTGATAAACGAACAGGGTCCAATAATCCATCTTTATACTTTTCGACCAATTCCTGTGGCTTTACATTTTCTGAGCCATCAAAGATTTCTCCAGGTAGACAAATATGTTTTATTTTTAATCCCGGTTGAGATTGGTGGTGCCCGGTAGGGTCATTCTGAGCAACCCGTTGCATAATTGTTATGGTGAGTGTAACAGCCTTATTTATTTTCCGAGTTGATAGAGTTTGATCTAACCAACGATTTGTAGTATCTATTTGTCCTTTACTATATGCATGTTCTGGGTCAATAGGATCATCAACAATTATAACATGCCCATGGAATCCAGTAACCTTTGCACCTACTGAAGTTGATAGTCTTGTTCCACCATATTGAATCCTTGGTAAACGACCTGGCACAACCTGTTCTTTCTTAATTATCCTAAAGTTACCAATTGCCTCTTTATCCTGTTTTATCTCCAATTCTGGGTATATTGCTTGAAATTTATCTGATCTTATTAAATCCCTTGTCTTATCTGCTGACTCTATACTTAAATCACTTCCATAGGTTACTGTAATAAACTTCATCCAGTACCAACGTGTCCAACACCACACATTTAATAGTATTGCTACTATACTTGTTTTGGTTGATCCTGGTGGAACATTAATATCTATATCCTCTAATTTAGGCAGGTTCATTCCTACTCTTTCTACTGCTTCCTGACACACATCACAGATATATTCCATGTGCCAGTTTATTTCTAATTTTTCTGATGATATTTCTGACCATGCCCAACGAACAAAATAAAAGAATCTCCTATTGTTTAACTCCCTTTGAGCTAAATATGGATTTTCTATTAACCAATGTATTATTTTGGTTTTAGTCTCTTGTATTCCTTCTTTTTCTGTTGGAATAGGTTTCATTCGTTGTGATTTAATTATTTGCTGCTGCATTGTTTTTTATTAAGGCTAATTCCATTCCTTTATTCAGTGCTAACATTAATTCTTGATCTGTTACCATTTCTGGATTTTCTATTTGTTGTAGGTAGTTTAGATTTACCGATCCTGAATGATTAATATTTATCTGGGTTACATCATTCCAAAGTTCTCTTTGTCTTAAAGAAAGCCATTTATTTGCTGCGTATGAATCTGGTGGGTAATATTTAATCATTGGGACTAATAATGGTTCTACATGGGATTCTATTACTTTTCCTTCATTATTATAGGTTCTTACTGTATTTGTTAAAACTACTGTATCTGGATGTGAATAACCAAGTGCACGATGATAAAGAGCTTTTGCCACGTTTGCATCTGCTTCTATTTTTCCTGCTTTTAATACTTGTAGAAATTCAGGTTTTTGTTGTTTCCAATAATCTATTGTAGGTTTTGATACGTTTAATGCATCTGCTAATTGTGCTTCATTTGCACCAAGTAACATAAATTTATAAGTTAGTTCCAGAATTTCTTTAGATAACTTACAATTATTCCTATTATAACTATTATTTTTTGGAATACGCATGGAATTTTGTGTTTGAAAACTTAAAATTAAGTTTTTTAAATGGGTTATTTATAAAGGGTTAAAAAGTTTATTTAAAAAAAGTAATTATTTTTTAAAAAAAATTATCCAAAACATTAGTTTTTTAAAAAAAAGTCTTTATATTTACATCATAATTAGTTCATTGAATTTTTGGAGTTATAACAGCGGAAAGGGTCACTTAAAACTC